CTTCTCTTGAATCGTTCTCATCAATGAACGAACACCACTGTTTGACAAGAAAATCACATCAGAACTGGTTGTCTGAACACTATCTCTTGATAAGCAACCAATCCCACCAACTGTGTCAGAAATAGACATCGTTGCAGGAGTAGTCGCACCCTGATAAACAAGAATCTGTCGTTTACCAAAGATAAACAAGAAACCATTATGAGCAGCCAAAGCCTGAACTTCATCAGCACCATTAGGCCAAACTCGGCTTGTATCCAAAGTACCAGTAGTACCACCAGACCACACATGACCTGCAATCAGATCAGAGAAGCTAACAGTAACCTTATCTGTACTAGAAGATGCCACCCACAAGCGACCATAAGCCGATATAGCTACATTTCCGCTAGGAACAGTCCCTACATAGCCAGTCTTCTCAGAAACTCGTCTGTAAGTCGTTGTACTCACAGCAGGGTCGTAAATCAATGGATCATGACCAGTTTGAAAGAAGTATGTAATCCCATTAAGAGATGCACACTGCCAATTACTAGCAGTAATAGTAGGAGCAGAACCTCCACCACCATAGGTCAACTCAGTAACTGAAGTCCCACTAAGTTTGAATATCTTGTTGTTGCCAGCAAATAGAACTGTCAATGTGCCATCAGACTGAACTAACTCATGAATGACACCAACATCGTTAGCACCAAGGTTTCCAGAAGAAGAATTAACCCTTGTCCAACCTTTTCTAGCACCAATACGACCATACTGGTCAATCACGCAATTAGTAGCAACCAAAGCAAAACCACTAGCTAAATCCAACGGGCTATCCTGAGTGTTCAACCCATAAAAGCCTGGTGCGCTAATGCTGAATGTTTGGATTTGTTGAGCCATTAAACAGCCTCAAAAGAGCCAAATTCTGGATAGCGTGTAGCTTCCATAGAGATGTAATCAGAAAGCATAGACTTGTACAACTGATAAGCCTCAGAAGAAGATAGACCACCATCCTCACCACGCTCAACCAAAGCACGAGCATAAGCACTCTGAACCACCAACTCAGATGGCATCAAAATCACTGTAGCATCAGAAGTCAATGGTGCTTGTGGCACGATCAAGCTAAATCTTAGACTAACTACGCTATCAGGAACAGGAAATACAGTTACTTTAGTGTCATAACTGGCATCTACACCATCAAAAGCATAGTACAAAGGTACACCACTAGAGACAGTACCAAAGTTCAAATAACGATTCATGTTAACAAACGGAATGTTTGTCATGGTTGTGTTATTCGTATCGTTAATAACGTCTTGAACACGGAACTTCTGACCTGCTCCCGTTAAGGAGTAAGAAGATGTGCCCGCAACAGTAGAAACTACTACTGTAGTACCAAGGATGTTCCACTCATAAGCATCTTCAATCTGACGCTTGGCATCATTGACAAACTTGCCAATCAAAGAGGAATAGCTAGTTTCGCTAACAGTAGATACTTGCTCTTCTCTGAGTCGAACAAGAACGTCATTAACAGCTTGAAGGTATGTGGTCATGCTCTTGTTAATCCTATTTGTTCAAATGTTGTAATGACTGAAATAGTTGAACCAGTCTCAGAAGTAGCAGTAATGTAATCACCCTCTTCCATGACAATAAACTGATTAGAGTCAATTGCCGCCAGAATGGATTTAGAGCTAATTGTGTACTCAAACAGAACAGGAATGCTCAAAGCGGCACTAGCGTCATACCAAGAAACAGAGATATGTTTATTAGATGCCGTACTATTGCAAACGTGCAATAAGACAAACTTAGAGTAATATCCAGTCGGCACTGTATACAGCGTAGTAGCCGTATTAGCAGTTAGATTCTTACCGACTGATATTGGTCTCATTTGTTCCTCTTAGAGATCGCCTTAGCCTTTGCTTTAGCGTCTTCCTTGGACGTTGCGCCCCAAGCTCTAAGAGAAAGTAAAAGTCGAGTAGGCTTTCCATCTTTCATCTCAGCGCCAGGCATATTGCCCATACGTGCTAAAAAGGAGGCCCTACGAGGGTTGTCGCCTGACTTTACTGGAGGCTTTAAATTACCACCAGTTTCTTGATTATACGATGCTCTTCCTTTGGCATTCAAGCCCCCCTTGGGGTTTTTTCCTTCTTTTGTTTGCCAAGCAGGAGTCTTCATTTCTTTTTAGCAGTCTTAGCCGCTTGCTTGAAATCCTTTGCAGTAGGAGCGCCTTTAGAACCAACCTTACGCATCTTCTCGCCTGAACCAGCTTTGATACGCTCCCTCTTTGCGGCAATGTTACTGTAGAGTCCTTGTTTCATTTCTTCTTCTTCATGGGTTTAGACATTCCCGCAGAACTTAGCGCAATGGCGAGGGCTTGTTTTTGAGAAGTAACAGTAGGGCCTTTCTTAGACCCAGAGTGCAGTTTACCCGCACCATACTCTTTCATTACTTTACTGATCTTAGCTTCTGCTTTAGTCTTTTTCATATCAGTACAAAACCTTTGCTGTAATTGTTCCAGATGTATATGCTGTGCAATTAGCTCTTAAATACTTAGGAGCATTAGCCACAGTAATAATGCCATCAGCAGTTAATGCAGTGCCAATGGTTGCATAGGTAGTACCATCAAGACTTCCTTGTAAAGCAACAGTAGCCGTTGTAATGCCTGTAACTTGAAGAAATGCAGGTTGACCCGCATCAGCTTGTACTGCTTTAGAAGCACCAGTTGCAGTTACAGCATTAAGTAGGGTAACGGGAGTAGTTAAAGATGACATTATTTACCTCGTCCAGATTTCTTCATCATGTTAGTAGCAGTACGACCACCACGAGTTGGCATAGCTTTAGGCTTACCAACAGCAATCATAATAGCCAAAGGCATACCTTTTTTGGTATCCTTCTTAGCCGCTTTGGGGCTAGACATCTTAGTTTTTCCGTACATCATGGTTTCTCCTTAGTAATAGGGCCACCTGATTTCCAAGCATCACAAGTACGTTTGGCAGCACAGGTAAACTGAAATAAGTCGCAATATCCTAAATCTGCGGCTTTAATGAAATTCATGTCGTATGAGAGTTGACCTTCGCCCTCATCTTTTTCCAACCCACCCTCAATACAAGCCATCATCTTAGGTGTTTGGATAAACGCTGCACAGTTACCGCATCTCATAGACTTTATGGTGTCGGTAGGAGCGTTGTACATCTTGGCTTTCTTTAACCAAAAAGCATCATTTGCTTCATCTGGGTTAGGTGGGCCATAGCCAAACTTCTTGAACGCATTATTGCGGTTCTTCAGGTTGATAGATACATCCTGAGTAGCTATAGGACAAGTAACGCCAGATAAGAGTTTCATCGTATAACCTTAGTGGCAATAAACGAAATAATCCCACCAACAACCGATGCGATAGCCATGCCAACAAAGAATCCACCTTTAGACTTGTTAGCCATCTCTAAAAGCAGTTTAATATCTTGACGAAGTGCATGGACTTCTGTCTGTAAAGCCTCAACTTGGGCTTCTAGCTTGCCAAACTCTCGTGGATCAATATCAGACATTTTCGACTTTCTTAGGTCGACCGAGCTTCTTAACAGGCTGTGGACGAGCTAAAACAATAGGTTTTTGATAAGTATCTGTCTCTTCTTGGTCAACACGAACATATCCTGAATGACCCTTCATGCTATCAATATCGTGCTGATAGGTAAAAGATACAGTGTTTCCACTCTGTAAACATCTAAAAGTAGCCATAAATACTCCAAAAAAAGGGGGTAGTTAGCCCCCTTTTAGATTAGACCAAACGAACTACAACGCACTTAATTGTCGTGCTTGCTAAGTCCAAAGTACCGCCTGATTCATTTTGGAAACGAATAGAGACAGTATTTGCGGCTGAAACATAAGGCGTGAGAGAGATGCCAGAGACATCCACACCCAAACTTACGTTCAACACAATATCGCCCAAAGCCACGCCAGGTACGGCAATGGTGTTTGTCTCACCTACGCCATCAGCTAAAGATGAGGCGTTAAGTGTTGCTGTTACTGACCAAGTGTCAGAAAAAAGACCACGAAACTGGTCATTGCCCCTACGGGAAACGACTGCGGTTGCTGCTGCCATAATAAATTCTCCTTAATGTAAAAAACCCCCCCACCCGTTAAGGTGAGGGGAAAGATGGCAACTGCTTACGCAGGTACGATCAAGGCAAAGAAGGAGGCAGAAGTCGCTGCACCAACAGTAGCGGCTTTCCTCAAAGCGGCAACACCATACAAAGTGTCAGAAGTAAACAGAGTAGCGCGGTACTCTTGCTTGTACTGAACTTG